TGAGGGGTTCACACCAGCGGATTCCGCTTGAAATCCCACGAGGTTTCATCAGAGTCCCAATCAGCTTTTGAAATGATAATGTTTCGCTCAACAATATCCGAAACTATTTCGTTTCTATTAAGTGCAACTGGAACATTTGCAATATTGCCGGGTTTGCAATCTATAGTAGGCGCTAAAATCTTCAATATTTCTTGTACTAATTTGCTATTCATCAACCCTAAACAATAATTCAAACTCTCAGCAGAGAGATAGCACGCTGGTCCTTTATTATTGTAAAGCGTGTCGTTTCCTACATAACGGATCGAGAACAATCCAGACGTGATATATGTCCATGTAATAGCTGGCGTGAAATATAATTCTATGTTGCTTATAGCCGAACCCTTAAACGCCTTTAGACTGGCTCCTCCATTTTCCCAAAGACAAATGTACTCAAGATTTCCGTACCATTTGCGATAAGGTCCTCCCTTCGTCATTTTATACCATTTTGCAGTTATATCATCCCCAGTGGTCAGATGTTCTTTTCCACGCTCTACTTCAAACCAAAGCCTTAGAAACAAGTCATTATCACCAGTTTTTAGCCCTTCGACCGGCTTCCCAATTTTACTCATAGGTGGGAATTTGTCAAATGATAGAAAAATTGCGGGACTCACCCAATACGCCACCGGAGAGCCGGGGATTTTGGAGAAGTTGGACTGGTCGGCTTCATAGAAGTACCCGCAGTTTTTGTCCGCAATGGCTTCCAAGACCTTCCGCTTCTGAACCTCCATACCACCCTTGAAATCGGACAGTTTGAAGTAAAGTCCATTCTCCGTTGCTTTTCCGTTTTTCAAAACAAAGGAGCAGATCGGCACAGTGGCTTCCTCAAAGGCAGAATACTCCATCTGAACAAGCGTGGCGATACTCTTGTTCCGGATGATGAACTCGCGCAGTTTTTCATAGGTCTTAATGAACATCCAAACGAACGGCGTCATATAGCCGCAGTAGCCGTCCTGCTTGCAGAACATCAGATTGCGATAGGTAAAGACACTGAACAGATCGCCGGAATAGTCCTTGTAGTTCTCTGTCACTAAAGTCTTCAATCTGCCTTCGATTTTGTTCAGATACGGCGGATTGGTGCAGACAACCGGATATTTTGCCGCCAGCACCTTTGCCTGACGCGCCAGCGCCTTGAGCATGGGACGAGTGTTCTGCAACCAGTCAGTACCCTCCATCGAGAGCTGCTCCTGTCCGTCGCAGCCGTCAAGGTATGCCATATAACCGTCGTAGTCCTTCGACTCGGCGGTGATGATAGAACCCAGTTCCTTTGCATCGCGGAATGTGTCCACAAGATACCGGCTGATCGCGTTCATCTCTGCATCCGTTGTCAACCCGTCCCGGACAGCCGCACCCATGCGATTGCTTTCTTTGATAGCAAGCACATTCGGCTTGATACCACGGCTCAGAAAACGCCTGTCATAGCTTCTCGCCTTCATCATAACGGCAAAGTAGGCAAGCTGAGAGGCGCGGTTATCAATATCCAGTCCAAAGAGGTTGTTCTGGACGATCATCGCCGCTGCATCACGCTCGGTATAGCCGCTTTCCTTGTAAATCTCCATCAGGACATCAAAGGCGTACACCAGAATATGACCGCTGCCCATGCAGGGATCGAGGAACTTGACATCTTCCGGCTTCACAAACTCGTCGATGCGCTTGATTTCACCGTTTTTCGGCGTGACAAAGAACTCCAACTTCTCCGCCAGCTTGCTTTCCGGGTGACGCTCGATCCAGTAGCGTCCGAGAGAGTTGTCCACCATGTAGCGGACAACCCAGTCCGTTGTGAAAAGTTGGGTTGCTGCGGGAATGTCATCCTTTTTGACCGTTCCCTTGTAGATGTTGATGACTTCGTTTTTTCTCTCATCATTGTAATACTGATACAACCAGCCGATGATCTGAACGGCATCCTGCCAGTCCTCTTCGGGAATATCCGCGACCATGTGACCGAGAACGCTGTCCTGTTTCAGAATGTTGTTGGGCAGCAGCATTTCCGTGTAGCCGCCCATTTCCTCAAACATACGGGGAAGAGGATCGTTCAGGGCGTTGCACTGCGTCAAAAGCAGATAGCGATAGAGACCTTCGGTGTCGTTGCTCTCGATATACTCCGCAACTTTCTCCCGGTTCAGCCCCGGAAGCTCAAGGTGCAGCACATCGCTCAGAATCTCCGGTTTGAATGCGCCGGTGCTGTCCGAAAACACGCGGATATGGGAGGGCAGATAGTTGTTGACCTCCATAAAGCGCAGGGCGATAAAGCGGTTGAACCAAGTGTAGGCAACCTCTTCCATGACCTGCTTATAGCCCTTTTCCTGGATTTGCTTGATGAGTTCCTGCCGCTGGGACTTTTCTTCCGCCGTCAGCAGCCGCCCATTCAGGGTGTCCGCAGAAGCGTCACCGAAGCCGAACTCGTCAATTCCATATTGATAGGCACGCTGGGAAACCTGAGCGATCAGTTCTTTCCGCGCCCAGATCGCAAACTTCTGAATTGCGTTCTTGTTCATTTTTATTTAATTCACAGCTTTCGCACAGCAAAAGCTTCCTTTCTTATTTTTCGCTTTACAGGTCAAAGCCGAAATCGTCCGCGAACGCAATGTCGATGTGGAACTCGATCTCTTCCACGTCAATCTCGTTTGCGATCACCAGACGGTAGACTTTCTTCTTATCATACGTTCCGGCTTTCAGGTTGAAGCGGACGCGGAACACGCGATCCGCTGCGTTGTGGCCGGTCTTGTCCGCAATGATCGTCTGTCGGTCGCTGATCACCACTCCTTCATCATCTGTCATGTAAACAGAGTAGGTGCAGGGCGTGATTTTATCGCCCACGGGCTGACGCTGGTAGAACTCCAACGAGAAGATCAGGTTGGAAATCTTGCGGCTTTCGCTCAACAGCTTCAATTCTGCGTTGGAAACTTCCACATACTTCTTACTCGTGGAGCGCAGATTCTTGAAGGCAATCACAGGCACGACAAGCTCCTGCAAGCCGATACCGCCGTGGACATAGTTTTCACCGCCGCCCTGAACCTTCATGCGGATAGTGTCCTGCGGGGCATAGCCCTTGACAGGAGTTCCGTCCAGCTCCCGTTCCAGATTGACGGGAAGCAGGAAATCAGCAGTTGTGTCAGGAGCAGTCAGCGCATACCGCCGTCCAAGCTCGTAAACATCGCCGGAGAAGGCTTTTCGGTCGATCTTGTCGCTCTCACTCAGCGGCTTATAGGTATAGAGGAACCCGTGATCCGCCGTGATGAAAATGTTCGTTCCGCTCAGTTCGTTCACGATGATACGCAGAATGCCGGAAAGCTCCTGAATTGCCGTCTCGCAGGCGTCAAAGACTTTGGACTCCGTTGGGGTTTTGTCTCCGATGGCGTCGATGGAGTTGTGATAGATGTAAATTACATCTTTTCCGGCAACCAGTTCCCGCCGCTCATCCTTCTTCATGTTCAGAAGGTCATTGTATTGAATGGCAACGCTGGCTTTCGGCGTCGCATTCAGGATCGCGTTTCGCTCCACGGTGGAACGGGTGGGATTCCCGTCAATGAGAACATCCATACTGTCATTTACGGAAATGCTCTTTCCCGGAAGAAGGGCTGCCATGCCAAACTTCGTGATGGACGGGAAGATCGCCTGCATCGACTTCAATTCGGCAGTTCCCTTTGTGGTGCGGACAATGCGCTCGGATAGTTCGGAGGCAACCTCATAGCGAAGCGCGTCCGAAATGATCACGAATGCGCGGGTATTCTTGCTGCTTGCAGGAACAACATATATCTTATAGAAATCCCGCTGCTTCTCGATCTCCGAGACATAGCCCAGAGCAGCGAGGTCTTCTGCCGCCGCGTTTGTCCAGCAAGCGGTCAGTTCCCGCAGGAACCAGTTCTGATACAGCGCCTCGACAAACTCCGTCGAGTGCTTCAAGCCGTCTTCCAGAACGTCATTTGCATTCTTGAGAGAGTTGCCGAAGGCATAGTGGAAGTGGCGATAGTAGGCATCCATGCGGTAAAGGTCACTCGTATAAAGCTTCCAGATTTTCTTCGGCTCGACGATATGGAATCCGCCGCCGTGTTCCTGATAGAAGCTCTGCATCTTTCCGATGAAGAAGAGGCAGTCAAAATAATTTGAAAACCGCTTGTACCATCCGGCTGTCCGTCTGTTTTCACAGACCTTCCTAATGAGATCGACCTTCACAACATGGTCGCTGATCTCGGCAAAGAGCTGTTTCAGGATGCTTTCGTTGATGCACGGGAAGACATCTCCTGTGATCAGCGTTTCGGGTTCAAACTTGTCAAAGCGCGTCGGGAGCTGCAATTCGTTCTCCACGGTGCGGCACAGTTCGTACAAGTCCTCATTATCCTCGCGGGAACGCCATTCATGGACGATGCTGTAACAGTATGCTTTGTTGGTCTCGGACACAAAACGCTCCAAGCCTTTCAGGACGGAGGCGTTCATCGTCTGAGAAAGTGCGGTCAGCAGAACGTGCGCTGCAAAGTAGCCCAAAGGCTTGTCCTCTTCCTCGATGTAGCCGGTGTACTTCCGCGCAAGCTGCCAGAAGGCTTCAATGCTGCCAAACTTGCGGATGTTCTGCAAGACGCTGTTTGTCTCTTTATCGAGACCCGCGGCAAGGACGGCGATGATGACATCCTGCGCGGAACCTTCGCTCAAACCGGCAAGAACCGCCATAATGTCGATATGGAGTTGGAGGGGCGTCTGATAGTCCCGCCCGATCCTGCGCAGCTTTTGAATACGCTCTTTGCTGTCGAAGAACTTTGCATAGAGCTTGACCGTCTTCCGCATTGCGGCAGACGGCGCGATATTCAGCTCATCCATCTGCATGGAGATAAAATCCGCGCGGAAGGTCTCGCTGTAATATTCAATGTCCTGCAACCAGTTATCTTCGTCACCGCTGTATGTAATCGGGCAATAGATAAGATAGTTGCTGTCCAAGTCATCGTGAAGCAGCAGCTTCTTGACGGCAAAATTGTTTGTGCCGGTCAGTTTGATGATCTTGACGCCTTCCAAATTCAGCTCGTCAACGTCCTTCTCAAACTCCCGATCCTCGTCCTTCCAGAAGATGATCCTGCGGCGATAGAACTCCGGCAAGGGGGCTGCAAAACGCTCCGTCAGATTAAATTGTACGCGCTCATTCGGCATAGCGTATATCTCCCTTACTTTATCTTCGCCAGTACGTCGGCAAACAGCTCGTAGTTGTGCTTCACGCCGTCATCAAGGTCGATCCGGATGTTTTGATCGGCAAGATGATGGATTTTCTCTTCGTATTTCTGGATTTCAAGAGCTTGCTCCTGAATCTTTTTCTGCTGCTTGGTCAGCTTCACGCGCTCCGCAGCTCCGGCGTGGTCGATGGCGTCCGCGAGGTGGGCAAGCTGTGTGCGATAACGCTCCTGCTGCTCATGAACATAGTCGGTGCGCATCCGGGCAAGAAGGTCACTCTGATAGCGGTGCATATAGCACAGCGCCTTGAAGCCGTTCTTTTTGCCGCTGTCGAAGAGCCAGTAGATCGGGCGCTTCTGATAGGTTTTCAGGTGGTCGGCATAGAAGTCATTCAGGAAGTAGCTACGGATCACCTCGCGGGGCGTACCCTTGCCGCCCAGCGCATCGGCAACAAACTTGAGGTTTTCTTCAAGTGTCTCACTGCCGTAGACAGTCTCGACCCACTTCACAAAACGTCCGGTAATGTCATCGTCAAAATAATCGTCATCGCAGATGGGGATGATGTTGTCGTTGTCCGGAACGATGGTCTTGTACCGGCTTTCGTCCCATTCGCCGCCCGCGTAGGCAAGCCCGTCCACGTCCAGAGAGTACCGCCCGAACATACAGCCCACGGCGTAGGAAATGAGGGATACGATCTCATCCCGCATGGTGCGGACATAGTTGCTGCCCTTCATGGACTCCGGCACATCGTCTTTGCTGTCAAACACGCGATGTACGGTCACATCCTTGTCCGCCACGTCCGGCGTCAATTCGTCCTGCAAGCCGTAAATGTCAATGAAAATGCGGTTAAGTTCTTCCTCATTCTTTTTGAGCTGCCGGAAGCGGGTTTCGCACTCCTGCTTCCATGCAGTATATTTCTCAGAAATCAGTCTTCCCATATCAATTATCCCTCCAACAGTTCGGTAAGTGCCTTGCTGATTAGGTCGCAAGTTGGTCGCAAGTTAGTTTTAATTTAGTCGCAAGTTGAACGCAAAAAATGTATCATGTCAATTTATTTTCCTCTTTTTCTTGAGTTCATCGACTACGTCTTCAAACTCGTCGTAGTGCTTCATGCTGCCATCATCTGACCGCTTTTGCTCAATAATTGGCAGCCATTTTTCGTACTGGTTGATAAAATAGCCGCCAGCCAAGCGGTTTAGCGTGTCCAGATCAAACGCTTTTGCCTGAACGCCGACGCAAAAATGTTCGATTCTCGACAGATATTCTGTTCCTCGTTTCCACGCTCTGCCGAGCTTATGTTCTTCCGCCTCTTTTTTTGCTTCCTCCGGTGCCGATGTATAATCATCTTGCAAGAAAACCGTTTTTTCCAATTCCTCGAATGCGTGAATGGTGGCTTCGCGCCTGTTTCGTTTCCTCTCCACGAAAAAAGACCATATAGAAAACCCAGCAGCAACTGCCGAAAGCAGCAAAGCAATAATATCTACCCAGTTCATAGCGCACCTCACACCAGCGGATTCCGTTTGAAATCCCATGAGGTTTCATAGGAATCCCAATCCGTCTTTGAAAGATTAACATTACTTTCTGCATAAGCAGAACAAACTTGATAATTCGATTTGTCGTTGATTACGGGAATAGCTTGAACATCCCTTAGCTGAATGGTCATGACTTGAGTAATGATACCAAGAAGGTATTCGGCAACTTTTGAGTTCATGAGTCCGAGCATATAAGGAATGTTTTCAACTGCGTTTACAAAGAGCGTCAAACCCGTCATTTCAAACAGCATATAATCCGGTTGCACTCTAAAACTCGCCTTGTACGATGTAATTCGACTCCATGTAAAACCAGACCTATACCAAATATAATCGGGGACAATACGAGCAACATGATCTTGACGGTAATGCTGTCTTGCGGTTTCAGACCAATCAATAACTTCTTCGATGTTGCCGTACCATTTCCGGTATGCCCCACCTCTGGCACACAATACCCACGGTTTGTTCTTACCTATGAGTTTGCAATCAATTTCCCACCAGCTTCGCATAAACCGGTCATTATTGCCAGTTTTGTTTTGCCCGTCTGATAAAGTCAGCGATCCCACGCTATCGTTCCCAAACAAATCACGGACTTTGTCACTGATCCAATACGCCACCGGAGAGCCGGGGATTTTGGAGAAGTTGTCCGTACTGGTCTGTGCGAATCTGTTTTCGGGAACAGGGAAAGTCTTTGGCTCACCATTTTCAATATCTTGCAGATTGATTTGATTATATGTTCCTTTGTATCCGGTTACATAGTCATTGCGGAATATTGTCACTGCCGTTCCAAAGGCAATACCCATCACCATGTTTTCCATATGCATTAAGTTTGTAATAGTTTTTGTCTGCAAGACCTTTTCACGCATCTTTTCAAAACTGGACAGGAACATCCAACTTTGCATTGTGACCATGCAGTTATAGCCGTGCTTAACCGCCATCTGATTTCCACGCTCGATAAAGCAAGCAAACAAGTCTGCCTTCGTATTCGGGAAATGATCTTTGACGTACTGCGCAAGCCGTGCGTTCATGCCGGAGCTGCCCATATAAGGCGGATTTGTCACCACCACATCATACTTCTTCGCCATAACCTCCGCCACCTGAATCAGCGGCAGGAAGCTGTTCAGCACGCTCTCTCGGAACATACTGATGTCAGCCCGCACTTTCTCCACTCTGGCATAGAGGGAGGCAAAGTCCACCTGAGAGATATTCAAGATAGAACCGTATTCCTTTGCATCCCGCAGCTCGTCCATCAGCGTTCCAAAGTCCTTTTTGAGTTGCGGGTCATTGTTGGTGAAGTATTCGACGGAGCTGCTGTCCAGTCCGTTGCTTTCGACGATAGCATACACATGAGGCTGAATGCCACGGGAGAAGATACGGCGATCATACTGCCGCGCTTTCATCATGACCGCAAAATAGGCAAGCTGCGCCGCACGGTCATCAATATCTAACCCAAAGAGGTTGTTTTCAAGAATGCTCTGTGCCGCGTCCCGCTGGCTATATCCGCTTGCCTCATAAATCTGCATCAGCACATCAAAGGCATAAACGAGGATATGACCGCTGCCCATGCAGGGGTCGATGACCTTGATGTCTTTGACGTCGAGATTGGTGAACTCTGCCTGAATCTCATCAAGCTGCTTGCGTACTTCCTGCGTCTGTTCCGCTTCGGGGAGATAATACTTCCAGCCCATTTTGTCGGCAATCAGCTTTTCCGTTGCTATGCGTTCGGATTCCGCTTCGTGCCAAGTCATTTCATCCAAGCCGCGACCGTCCGCATAGATGCCCTCATTCTTGCGCTTGTCCACATAGATTCTGCCAAGGCTGTTTTCAACCATATAGCGGACGATCCAGTCCGGGGTGAAGAGCTGTGTTGCGGAAGGAATGCGCTCCTTGGTGATCTTCACATTTTTCTTGAGCAGCGCAAAGGTATCGTCTTTCAGTTCGGTGTTGTAATACTGATACAGCCAGCCGATGATCTGAACGGCATTCTGCCAGTCCTCTTCGGGAATATCCGCGACCATGTGACCGAGAACGCTGTCCTGTTTCAGAATGTTGTTCGGCAGCAGAAGCTCGGTATAGCCGCCCATTTCCTCAAACATACGGGGAAGAGGATCGTTCAGGGCGTTGCACTGCGTCAAAAGCAGATAGCGATAGAGACCTTCGGTGTCGTTGCTCTCGATATACTCCGCAACCTTTTCACGGCTCAGCCCCGGAAGTTCAAGGTGCAGGACATCACTCAGAATCTCCGGCTTGAACGCGCCGGTGCTGTCGGAAAAGACGCGAATATGGGAGGGCAGATAGTTGTTGACCTCCATAAAGCGCAGGGCAATAAAGCGGTTGAACCAAGTGTAGGCAACCTCTTCCATGACCTGCTTATAGCTCTTTTCCTGGATTTGCTTGATGAGTTCCTGCCGCTGGGACTTTTCCTCCGCCGTCAGCAGCCGCCCATTCAGGGTGTCCGCAGAAGCGTCACCAAAGCCGGACTCGTCAATTCCATATTGATAGGCACGCTGGGAAACCTGAGCTATTAGCTCTTTCCGCGCCCAGATCGCAAACTTCTGAATTGCGTTCTTGTTCATCTTCTGATACTCCTTTAGTTGATCTGCACACCGTCGCAGCTTTCGAGCGCCTTCATGAGCTTTTCGCGGATCGCTTCGACGTACTTATCAATATCTTCCTTGCTTTGCAGACGCTTAACCGAGCAGAGGTCGTACCGGCGCACGGTTATGATCTTCGGGGGCTTCGGCGCGGGCGTTCCGGGCTTTGCGGTCGCTGCGGGCGTGGGCTTCTGCGCTTCCTGTTGGCGGGAGGCAGACATGACCTCCATGCGGCGGCAGATCGTGTCCTTATGGTTGAGGAGCTGCGTGATCATGGCGTCCAGATCGGTGAGGGATGTCGCGGTTTTTGCCGCTTCACGCTTGCCGACAAAGTAATCGTCTGCCTGACGCAGCAGAACTCCATCATCCCGTGCCTCGGTTGCAAGCTGATGAACGTCCTGCATACACTGACGGATGTTCTCGGCAACCTCCTCACGCTTCATATCTAGCAAGCTGTCGTAAGCGGTCTTGACCTTCCGGACAAGCTCCGGCAGCTCTCCGATGCGGGAATAGGGCTTCTGCATGGCAAGAATTGTGGACATCGTGCTGATGACGTTCAACGTGTCTGCATCCGCTGCGAAGTAGTCTTTTTCCTTGAGAATGCCGGCGAGGCGCTTCTTAGCATCGTCGAACACCGTCCGCTGCGCCTTGAAGAACATCTCCACGCCTTCCATATCTTCGGCGGAATCGCGAAGATCGTCCTGCCGCTGCACCATCCGTTTGAGCAATGCAACATTGTCCTTGCGCTGGCTCAGAACGTCGTTCATCAAGTCACGGGCAGCGGTGACGGTTTCCTTTTCGGGGTAACGCTCTTTGGAGTAGAACTCGTCAAGAAGCTTCTGATAGTGGCTCTGCTTGGTTTCAAAGGTATTCAGAACGAAGCGGATCAACCCATCCTCATCGGAGGGAATGTCCATCGCGCCCAGATAGTTCCGCAGGAAGTTGACGCTCTTGCGGATCAGCTCTTCGGAGGGGGCAATGCGCCGCACAACGATGGCTTTGTCGATCTCGGTCTTCTTGCGCAGGAAGTCCACCAAGCGGCGTTCTTCCTTGCCGACAACCGCACCGCCATAGTTGATCTGGATTTTCTGCTGGACGATCAGACGGGCAATCAGGGCTGCAATGTCGATTTCCTTCCATCCATAGGGGATCGCCTGATACCGGCGCTGCACATCGCCCATCGAAGTACTGAGCATCTTCTGATTTTGAAGCTCCAACCACTGACTGATCTCATTGAGGGCATCTTCGTTGTTCGTGCCCAGTCCGGTGAAGCCGACTTCTTCGTATGCGCCGTTGAGGATGGCAAGAATATCGGCGTCGCTGTCCACAAACTGATTGACCATGTTGAGCTTGGAATAGACGCTCTCAACAAGGTTCTTCATCGCCTCGTCCAGTTTGTCCTTCGCAGAGCTGCATTTCGGGTCGAGGACTTCACCGTGAACATATAACTTGCCCTCGACGATGGCTTTTTCAATCAGGCTGCGGGCATGGCTTTCCAGCTTCCGCGCCTCGTCGTTGCGGTCGCGGATGATCCGCTGGATGCTATCCGGCATCTGCGACACATTCCGCTGCTTGACATACTTGCGGATCTTCATCGCTTGTTCCAGCTCATCAAAGTAGGACGTGTCCGCCGAGAGAACGACGATTGCTTCGTTGTTGACCCGCGAGTCCATGATAAGCCGTTCGTTCGGCGCACCGTAGTAGTCGCTTGCCACGGTGACAATGCGAAGCCGCATTCCGCCAGTGGACGCGCCTTTCAGCGTTCCATCAACGTATTGATCGTAGGCAAAGTCATACTTGCCGTATTTATATTTCTTTGCCGGATAGATTTCGCCGTAGACCGTCTGAGAAATGCTCTGGACGATCTGTGCGCTGTCAACCGGCGTATTCTTGATGTCGATGGCAATATCCTGTTCCTCATCTGTCAGGAAGGCATAGGTATCGCCATTGCGGGAGATGTAGTTCTGAGACAGAAGGCGTTCCAGAGAAGCCGTGATGGACGCACGGAGGGCAATCTTGTCAGTGTGAATATCGTCGATCATCAGGATGGCGATATTCTCAATGTTCGCCTTGACGTCTTCAATGTAGCGGACTAGGTAGAGCAGCTTGAGGACGTTCACGTCCTGCTGCTCCAAGCCGTCGTGGGCGTCCGCCGCATTCTGGCAGCGGTCGATGACGCGGCGGATGGCACTTTCCAAGAAGGTGTGTACTGTGTCATAGAACTGATAGAACGGCACAAGGGCGTTTTCATCCTTGTTTTCGATTTTCTGCGCCGCCTCTTGGAAGCCGGACAGCATGGAGCGTTCGCCGCCCGAAAGGTGTTTGCCGGAGTTGCCGTGCTTGCGGATCTCTGCGAGAACCTTCTGGATGACGATGAACTGATACGGCACAAAGGGGAAGGTCGCGCTGAACTCCGCCGCGCCGGTAAAGCCCTTGATGTCGAGGATTGGGTTGTCGAAGGCAAACAGGCTCTTTAAGCCCGAAGCCTCTTTCTCATACTCCATTTGCAGAAGGTGATCTGCGTCCTCCGTCTTCGCCAGAATACGCTTTTTGATGACCTCATCGACAGACGAGGAAGAAAGGCTCAGACGGGTGTTGAAGCGTCCCTGAATCTTGGAGAAGTCGTTGCCGGTGATTTTCACAACGGAATCAATCGCTTCCTGACTGGTGACCATGACCCAGACTTTGCCCCGGCATTTGTCACCGATCTCTTCCACCAGCGATTGCAGATTCATCATCAGATCGCCATCGTCACCGATGTACTGACCGACTTCATCCACGCAGAACAGAAGGCGGAAGTTTCCTTCCTTGCTGTCCACATACTCCCTGATCTCGGAGACGAGCTGCTTGATGCTCATGTCGGCGTTTTCTTCGCCGTTGAACCAGTTGCGGGCTGCTGTCTCGCTCATGCCGAGAACAGACTGCAAAACCTCAACCACATCGTCCTCGAAGAAGGCGGCGGAATCGCGGGCGTTGACCCACTCTTCCCCGTTGACTTCCTTGAATGCGGCGCGGAAAGCGTCCGTCTTGCCCTGCTTCTCAATGAAGCGTTCCAGCTTCGCCACCTTGAGGTCTTCGCCATAGAAGCCGCAGTGATTGTAGAATACCTTTGCAAAGACGCGCAGCACGGCGGTCTTGTCCTTGTTGATCGGTCCCTCGATGTCGATGTTGAACAGGATGGACTCTGTGGGAATGCGGATGCATTTCTGCACCGTCGCATACATCATCGAATCGTCAAACTTGTCCGCAAAGTAATCAAAGGCGTGTTTGCCGTCCACCTTTTTGTTGGCGAGAAGGTAGGAGAGCATTTTCAGGAAGTGAGATTTACCACTTCCAAAGAAGCCGGAAATCCAGACGCCGATCTTATCGGTCGGGGTATCAATCGCCTTGACGTAGTTATCAAAGAATGTGGCGAAGTGACGCCGCAGCTCTTTCGTGATAATGTACTCGCTGAGTTCCTGCTTTAAGCTCTGCTGGTCATCCTGCGACACCTTGATAACGCCGTTGATATCACGGTCGATGTCCTTTTGGAACATACTTTGTATTTTCATGCTGCCTTCCTCCAATTACAAAAGGTTGAATGCCCGGTAGTAGTGTCCGTCCAGAAACTTTCCGAACAATCCGAGGTCTTGCCCGTTGAACGATCCCGGATAAAACATCACAATAGGGATGTCCTCAAAGAGATGCTGCATACTGTCCAGCATTTTATGAGAGCGCATAAACGGGAAGATTTTTCCCACGCCGGTCAGGAAGAGAACGTCACCGTACTCATGCGGCTCGTACTTCATGTATTCCAGAAGTGCCTCCGGCGTTGCAATCTTCTGGAGCTGTTTGAGAAGGTATTCCTTTCCGCGTTTTTCTTCCAGCCCGTCCACGGATTTCAGGACGCGCTTGTCCTCCAAGAGTCTCAGGAAAATCTCGTAGAGGTCGCATTCCTTGATGTGGTACGGCGTTCCGCTCTCCGCTTTCAGCCGGGAAATGAAGTCTCTGACAATCAACTCGTCTGCCGGATCATAGCAGAACACATGAATGCCGACTTCGTTGCTCAAGCCTTCGTTTTTCAGAAAACTTGGTTCGGAAATACGTCCTCTGATTTTATCTAACTCTTGCTTGATGTCGCTCATGCCAGAGCCTCCTATCTAAAGCAGTTAAAAGCCGCGAGTGCTTCGAGATCGTTATTCCTACGGATGCCTTCTTCCAACTCTTCGCGGAGGAACAGCGGATTGAGCCGCGTGGATTTGAAGGTGTCAAGGATCTCGACCTCAACTAAAATCTTCATCAGCACTTGCTTGATCTTATTGACGGTTGACTCACTCCATCCGGCAATGTCATCGTTCTGCTCCTGCAAGTGGGAGAAGAACACATTCAGGTCTTTCCGCGAAAACTCGAAGTCCTGACTCCGGAACTTTTCTCCGATCACGCCGACCATGAAGTCCCAGACAATGCGGTTGTAGCGCATCATGGCATAGAGGTTGATCTGCTTTGCAATCTCAGCCGGAGCCGACGATAATTCCTGCCGAAGCCGATCATCATCCAAAGCATCCAGACGCTTATAGCAGCTTCGCACCATACGGGCAACAAGCCGCTCAGTCGGGTATTGAAACAGATTGTTCTTTTTGATTTCTTCGATAGCGTCCTCCACGGATGTCCCGTCGAGGTAATATTTCGATGCAATGCGGATTTCATAGAAGAGGAACTGTTCCGCAGTGATCGTTCCGTTATAAATCAGAGATCGTTCCATTCACTTCTCCATTCGAGCCGGTCTCCCAAGCTCACTGTTATCATATCATATTGGCTGTCCTATAAAGCGGACTCTTACTTGCTTTCGTCTACAAATTCCACGATGTCATCGATATTACAGCCGAGACAAATGCAGATTTTTCTCAGAGCTTCCATTGATACATCTTCGCCCTTTCTGAGCTTGGTCATCGTGCTGGACGAAAGCCCTGATGCTTTATGAAGATCGCCCTTGCTCATTTCCTTATCAACGAGCAGCTTCCACAATTTTTTGTAGCTTGCTTTCATGCTTTTCACCTCAGCAAAGTATGTAGAATAAACCTGATTTACATTGTAGCACAAGTCGGGCTTCTATTCAATAGAGTCTCTTATATTTCGGATGAATATGACCGTTTTGCAGGAATTACTCAGCATTTAAGCGCGATACTCGTTATTATTAGAGAGAACGCCTGTGCCGTCTTTGCTCGGTACAGGCGTTCTCTTTCATTCTGTCTGATTATTTCGTTTCTGTTCCTGTTTTCTCTCTGAAACCGGCTTGAGGAAGTCATCCACGTTTGCCTTCAAAGTGTCGATCATCCTCGCCTCTTTTTTGAGCTTCGCACGTTCATCGTAGAGCCGCTGCTGCTCGTCGAGAAGCCTCTGCTGTTCTGCTTGCAGCGTCTTCAAGCTCGGCAGTTTTTCATCGCCCTGCATAGCAAGAAGTGTACTCCGTGCCGCCTCAAAGATCACCAGCTCGGCTTCGTGCTTTGCCTTGAAACTCGGCTTGTCCTTTGCTTTTTGGTAGGCGTCATATACAGGCTTGAGCCGCTGGTAGTTGGAGATATTCTTGATGAGCGGCTGGACTTCCCGCAAACGTGCTTCAACGACTTTCAGTTCCTTGCCGGTACGGTCATAGGAGCTGTGAACATCCTCGACCTTCTTTTCAAGATCGGCGTATTGGAGCAAATTGTTTTCCGTGAGGTAGTTAAGCGTCCGTGCCGCTTCCTTGAGAATTGTGAGCTTGGCTTTATACTCATAGCCCTTGCTGTCGATTAGCCTGATCCGCTCCTGAATATCTCCGATGAGAGAGATGCCCTTCGGCGCGGTCTGCCTCTGGCTTCTTCGGGGCGTCCGTCCGGCGATCCGCTCCTTGATGCGTTCCTCGGTGTAGTTCTCTCCGATGGTTTTAGACCGGGTAAACCGCTCCTGACCTTCAGCACGGAAGGAGATGTATTTGCCGGTCTTGATTTCATAACCGGCTTCCTGCATGAGCCGCAGAAAGTCATCGTAGTCCTTGGCTGTGATGACAAGCCGGTCAATGGTCTGCTTGAGCTTTTGCTTCCAGCTCGTACCGCGTTTGGCTTCGGTGTATTCCTTGTAGTCCATGCCCTTGTTCTGCGATGGAGGGATCACAGACAGCCCATGTTCCTTGCATATCTCATCACTGAGTTGACGTAGTTCCCGATAGGTTCTCTTGTTGCTCCGGTAGGCGTGAAAGTCCACATATGCTTGCCGACTTCCTTAAGATGGACAGCAACATCACGGTCAATTTTCATATCCGGACGATTGACCAGGCGAAGGCAATCAAGAGCATCAAGTCGAAGATCACCGACCTCGACAAGATGAAGATCGAAGAGCAGAAAAAAGCCGTCCGCTCCGGCTACGACATGGACATTATCCCGTCCGATCTCGCCACCTTCGGCGGTGAGGCAAAGCGTCTGTTGCAGGATCTCCAGACCCGCAATGAGAGACTGTTCCTTGTGACCATCCTCATCATGAATACGGCAACCAACCGCCAGAAGCTCGAAAACGCGGTGTTCCAGACCGCCGCCATTGCCCAAAAGTATAACTGTGCGCTCAAGCGTCTTGACTTCCAGCAGGAGGAAGGACTGATGTCCTCTCTGCCTATCGGCGTCAATCAGGTGGAAATCGAGCGCGGGCTGACCACTTCCAGCACAGCGGTTTTCGTGCCGTTCACCACGCAGGAGCTTTTTCAGGGCGGCGAAGCTCTCTACTACGGGCTGAATGCGCTGTCCAACAACATGATCATGGTGGACCGCAAGCAGCTCAAGAACCCCAACGGGCTGATCTTGGGTACGCCCGGTTCCGGTAAGTCCTTCTCCGCCAAGCGTGAAATGACGAACGCCTTCCTCATCACGGAGGATGACATCATCGTCTGCGACCCCGAAGCCGAGTATTTTCCCCTCGTGCAGAAGCTCGGTGGTCAGGTCATCCGCATTTCGCCGGTCAGCACGGATTACATCAATCCGCTGGACATCAACACGAACTACTCCGAAGAGGAAAACCCGCTGACGCTGAAATCCGACTTCATTCTCTCCATGTGCGAGCTGATTGTCGGCGGCAAGGACGGCTTGCAGCCGGTTGAGAAGACCATCATTGACCGCAGTGTTCGCATGGTCTATCAGGAGTTCCTTGCAGACCCCAAACCGGAGAAAATGCCGATCCTCGAAGACCTCTACAACATTCTGAGAAATCAGAAGGAGCCGGAGGCACAGCGCATTGCAACTGCCCTTGAAATCTATGTTCACGGCTCTCTGAACGTCTTCAATCACAGAACGAATGTGGATGTCAACAACCGCTTCGT